TTATAATATTATTACAAAACATGAAAGTTATTATTTTTATTTTTATGATACATTAAATTATCAAGAAAAAAAATATGATATAAGAAATAGACTAAATGAAGGAATTAAAACAGAAAAAATAACATCCATTGAGTATGTGGGAGAAAAAGAAACTTATGATATTACTGTAAGTAATAATAATAGTAACTTTTTTGCTAATGGAATAGTAACCCATAATTGTAGCTGGCTAAATAAGGCCCGTAGGCATTGGAGAATGCTTTCAATGATGGAAGATGGTATGCTTCTATATCGCCTTGAAAGAAGCATAGAAAGGCGAATTTTCAAAGTGAATGTGGGACTTATTGATGACGCTGATGTTCCCGCTTTCCTTCAGGAATTTATGAACAATGTGAAGCGTGCGCCCATTATTGATCCACAAACAGGACAAATTGATTTAAGGAAAAATTTCCTTGATGTAAGCGCTGACTATGTTATTCCTGTAAGAAACGGGCAGGATCCTACTTCTATTGAAAATCTTCCACCCGCACAAAACCCAACTACTATGGATGATATACAATTCATAGAAAATAAAGTTCTTTGTGCTTTGCGTATTCCTAAGACTTTCTTGAATTTCCAAGAGCCACAGGGCAAAGGGCAGAACCTTTCTTTATTAGATGTTCGCTTCTGCAGAACTATTAACGGCATTCAGCAGGCAGTTTTAATGGAATTAAATAAAATCGCCATTATACATTTATATCTTTTAGGTTTTGAAGATGATTTAACAAATTTCACACTATCTTTCAACAACCCTTCAAGCCAGATAGAAATGATGGAACTTGATAATCTTACAAAAAGATTAACAGCCGCAACCACTGCTCTCGCAGAGCAAGGTGGCGGAATTCCTCTTATGTCTTGGCATCAAGTTCAAAAAGAAATTATGGGAAGAACTGACTCTGAAATCGCCGATCTATTAGATGAAATTAGATTAGAGAACGCAATTTCAATTGAAATTCAGCGTACTCCTGAAATAATTAAACAAACCCATTTATTTGATAGGATTGACAGAATATATGGAGAACCAGGTGCAAAATATAGTCCTCAACTTCCTGGACAAGATGGTGGTTTAGGAGGCCCAGGAGGTGGCGGCGGCGCAATGCCTGCTATGGGCGGCGGATTTGGCGATGATTTAGGAGACTTGGGAGAACCAGGCGCTGACGATATGGGAGATATTGGCGGCGATGAGGGCTCTGCAGACTTAGGAAGTATGGACGCAGGAGGCGAGGGGGGCGGGCAGCAACCGCTTGCTGAATCAAGAAGCATATTGTATGAACATTATATTAATAAACTAAGGGGCATACAAGAAACCGCTAATCACAGAGTGGGAATATTGAATAAGAATTTTTTAATAAATGAGGAACTTAACTCAACAATTAAAAATTTAGAAGAATTATCAAATAACCCTGAAAATAAAGAGATTCTTTAAAGTATTTATAGTAAATAGTTAATTATGAAATCAATAAATTTAAAAAATAGTGAGGACTTAAAAAAGCTCCAAAAAGAAATGAATACCGTCTTTGAAAACCGTATTTCAAACGCAGAATTAAACGAATCTATTGAGAAATTGGATAGTTTGTCTTTTGCTAATTTAAAAAGTATTTTTGAGGCTATTACTGACAAATTATTTGAAAGCAAGAAAGGAAAAAATTATATAAAGCAATATGTAAAGACTATTAAAGAAAATAAGAGCCTTACAAATTACTATATTATTAGTGAGTCCATCACACACCCTAAAAACATTAATAACGCTTCTATCTTTTTATCAGAATCAATGTCTTTAAATAACAATATCAATAAAGAATTGTTTGAAAAGGGTGTAGAAAAGCTTTCTAAAATTGTTAAATTCGCAATTTGCGAATCGCAAATTTCTAAAGAGGATTTAGAAAAAATCATTACCGATAATAAAAATTTGAATGAATCCCTTGATTATATTCTTACAAACAAAAAAACATTAAAGAATGTTTCTGAATATGCAAATCATATTTCTTCTTTAAATGAATACATACAAAAGCATAATATCATTAAGGAAGAAGTAGAAGTAATTAATGCCAAACCATTATTTGAAAGTTTGCACGAATCATTTTATAATAACGGTTTAGAGAATTGGGAAAATAAAGCAGCGATAGACATTACACTATGTGAGTTGGCAAATGGTAATAAAAAAGAATTATTCGAGCAATATAAAGCAGAATGTTTAAGCCACATTGAAAAAATGATGGAAACCGATAACATTGAGGATAAGTCAAGATTTGCCACAATGAAGGAACAACTAATGCAGAAAGAGTTTTCAGAAGAAAATTTAAATGAAGATATATTGAAATTATCAAAATTAAGTCACACTTTATCTGAATAATGCGAAAAGTATATTTAACAGAAGCACAATTAAACGCTTTACTAGAACAACAGATAATAAACGAGAACTTTCGTTCACTGCTTAAAAAGGTTGCGATTGGTACTTTACCAGCCGCAGCCGCTATTGGCATTATTATGGGCATCGAAAGTTTAAACGACAATACTAAGTTAGAAATGGAGATGGAAATTGCGGCTGCAGCACCCGTAGATGAATGGCGTGAAATAGCAAATGATGTTGTTGTTACTGTTTATAATGCAGTCCCTTCACAATGTAATAAAGATGTACAGCACACCGCTTCAATGTTTAATCTTAATTTAAATGACCCCGCATCTCATAGAATCGTTGCTATGGAAAGGACTATGATGGCAGAATATGGTATTGAGTATGGGGATTTGATTAAAATAGTTGGTACACACGACGGAAAACAGGACGGAATATATCAAGTACACGACACAATGAATAAGAAATTTGCAGGACAACATAAAATAGATGTTTTAGTGCCATATAATGTAAAATATGGCGGTACAGCAAAAAACTCTTTTGCCACGGTGTATGTGCTAAACGATAAATCAAATGAGGCAACATATAGATTAGATATGGCACCTGAATATAACGAAAACGATAAAAAAATATAGATATGAAATACAAAGTTACAAGACAAGAATTAAACGAATGCATAGCAGAGGCTGTCGCAAGAGTTATAAAAGAAAACAATTGGGATAAGTATTGTGACGCTGATAAGGTACTTAGCAATTTATCTAATGACCCTAAGCACGCAGAAGCTCAAAAATGTGCTAAAATGGATTTTAAAAAAGAGCAGGAAGCAAATAAGAAAAATCTTAAAGAAAATGAAGAAGATTATACATCTTCTGAAGATGACGAAATGCTTAAAAACATTTTAGCAAATGATAAAAAAGCTGGTTCAGCCTTCAATGCTGCAAAAAGAGCAAACGGAATCAAGCCCGCAGCAGGAACAGGAAAAAGAGGACGTCCTAAGAAAAATGATCCCAATGAACCATCTATAAATCCTTTGGATGTTTCTGATGAAGAATTAATTGATAATATGGCAAATGTAGAAGATGCTGAGGAAAAAGAACCTGAATATGATCAGCCAGAAGTAGGAACGGAAGAAGGTGACGACGAGGATGTGTTTGATAGAGAATATGGCAATATGTCTTCAGAAGACTTAATAGAAATTGTACAGAATAATCCTCGCTCAAGCGCAAGATATCGTGGTGCTAATGCTGAATTAAAGCACAGAAAAAATATGATTGATGCTTATGAAGAAGATGGCTGCAAACCTGAATGGGGCTATGTTTATAATCCTGATGGCTGCTACACTGTAGGCGGAAAGCCTTATAAATATAGAGGCACTATGGAGCCAACCCACGTTCCTAAGCAGTATGACGGTTCAATAGGTTCTGACGCTGGTAATCTCTATGGCGGGATGAACTTTGGATGGGGACATTCAAACGCCGAAAATTATGAATAAAATTCATACTTGACTTTTACAAAATCTTTACTATGTTTCTAGTAAAGATTTTTTATTATGGGAGAGATTAGATTAAATACGGAAAAGAAAATAGATTCAGAAAATTTTAAATTAAAAATAGGAACTACCAATAAGATTAATCCTCTTGTTGTTTATATAGAAGGGAGAGCCTTTATCTCCCCCCAAGAATCTAAAGAAGATTATTCTCAGGATATATCAGAAATTAAGTATAATTTTAAAAGAGCTATAAGCAACGGCTTACAAGAGAGTACCCTATTTGACAAAAATTTTATTGTTGATTTTCAGGTAGCCTCTAAAGGTGTTTCATTAAATAAGAAGAGTTTCTTATCTTTTCAATTTCTTCTAAGACAAAATAAAAACAATGTGCTAAAACTAAAAGATTTAAAGCCAACAGCCGAGCCTTTCATTAAGGGGGTTGTAAATGTATTGGAAGAGAGTATTAATAAGCACAATTTTATAGTAACTAAGACAAAAACCACTAAATAGAAGTATTTATAGTAATAGATATTTATATTTATGGCACAATACTTTTATATAGAGCAAAACAGCGAGCTCCCTTCTTTAAGGATGGAACTCATTAACGACGGGCAATATGGCTTTGAAAAATCATATCAGTTTAATAATGCAATACAGAACGCCGATGTATTTTTTAGTATGGAAGATGAAGAAGGCGTGTTAAAGATTTCAAACGCCCCCTGTGAAATTTTTTTAAGTCAGGATTCTGGATGTGAAGAAAGGTATGTAATAGAATACAAGTGGAATAAAAGAGATACAAAAAAGAAAGGTACCTTTAAAGGCACCTTTAAAATAAAATTCAAAGATGACATTTCAGAAGATGGTATAAATTATCCGTCAGGAGACTTGCTAATGCCTATCTATGAAGATTTATACATTCAGGTTAAATAATTATGGGACTTTTTTGACTTGCAGCTTTTTTTCAGCCGCAAGTTTTGTGATCATCTGTATGTCTTTTAAATCATTTCTAAAAGCAATAACGCCGTCGCAATCTTCAAGCATATTCTCTGCTCGTACTTTCAAGGCGTTTCTATTGTATGTCTTAAAATCACAATAAAACACCCTTGTTGTTATTCTATATCTTTTAGCGAATTCATCTACAAACTTATCACCTGTAGTATAAATCATTATACTATCTTCTTTAACCTTATTCCGCAAAAAATAAATGCACTTTTCTTTAAACTTGGTGTAATCCCCCGTTAGTTCGCCGCCAATAATTGCTACCTTAAACATATTTATAATATTAACACAACAAATATAGGGTAAATATATTTACTTTCAAAATAATACAGATATTTTTAATTAAAAAGCATAACAATTATGTTTGGACAATTATTTAGAAACAAAAGAAGAACAGATGTAATAGAGCAGCCAACACTGAATGAGTCAATTACATATCCATCTATGACAAGAAAAGACGAACTATTTGAAAGGGATCTTGAACAGTTAAGATTGAAATATAGAATGGGGCAAATTCCAAAAATAAATGCAGCAGAAAGGGGTATTTTGGAATTTTGTCACCAAAGAGATATGAAGGAGTTTCTTAGGGAAGAATTTGAAAAGCATCCTATTGTTCTTGATGAAGACGGAGGACTCGTCGGAGAAAACCCGTTTGAAAAAGAGAGGCGTATGAAAGCCGCGATTGCCCCCTCCCCTGATAATTCTAATTATGAAATTCTTTAATTTTTAATGACTTGCTAAGTATTTTAGTAAGTCATTTTTGTATTTATAATGTATAATATGCTTTAATATGGTTACAAGAACTTTTATAGAAAAAAGTAATACAATATTTAAGGACTCTGAAGAAAACTTCGGGCTCAACCCTATTGGTATGCTTAATTATGGAAAAATAATTTCCCGTTGCCTTTTATATTTCAACACTGATAATATGCAATCTGGTGGAAAGCATTTTTTAAAACTATCTAATTGTGGAACCGTTGATCAAAGAACACTTAATGAAATGGTTCTTTCAGTAAATGACTCAGAGCCTAAAGAACGCGCTTGTTCTTTTGATATCATCGCCTTTAGAATACCTGAATTTTGGGACGGTGGTAAGGGCTTTGATAATTCTACTGATTTTTGGCTTGTTGGGAAAAATGCAGTTTCAACGCACGGTTCCAATTGGTATTACGCCTACGATGGAAAATTGTGGGGGACTAAATTAAATGAAAGTGGCCTAACAATGCCAGAAGAAGGTGTTTATGATAATGAATTTTTAGCATACGAATACATCAAATTTAGTGGCGGGGAAGAAAGTGTTATTATAAACAGACAGCATTTTGACATAGGAAACGAGGATATTAATTTAGACATAACCTCTTTTGTTGAGGATATTTTATCAAAAAAATATGAAAACTACGGTATAGGGCTGGCGTTTAGCCCTATGACTGAAAACGCGAAAGCAAAATATACCCAATATTATGGCTTCTTTACAAGTCATACTAACACATTCTTTCACCCAGTTGTAGAATCTCGTTATGATACAGATATAAACGACAATCGTTATTCTTTTTATATAGGGAAGTCTAATAATCTTTATTTTTACGCCAATTTGGGAGGTATATTAACTGATTTGGAGGATTTACCTATCTGTGAGATTAAAGGCTCTAAATACCCCGCAAAACGGCTAAAAACAGGCGTTTATTATGTTGAAGTAAAACTTAGTAAAGAAGATGCCTCTGATAACGAAATTATTTATGATACTTGGAGTAATTTAATTTACGATGGCGAAGAATTAGAAGAGGTTGAAATGGAATTTGTTGCCCATAAAAAGGAAAATTATTTCCAATTAGGGGAAAATGCAAATAAAGTATCAAATATGATACCTTCATTGTCGGGAATAAACGACAACGAGAAAATAACACAGGGCGACGAGCGTACCGTTCAGGTTATGTTCAGAATTCCTTATTCTTCTGATTATGAGTTGTTAAATGATTCCTATTATCGTCTTTATGTCAAAGATGGAAAGCGTGAAATTACTGTAATTGATTGGGACACTATCGAAACCATTGGAAAGAACAACTCGTTTAAAATCAATACTGCAGAACTTATTCCTAATGAATACTATGTTGATATTAAAGCGAAAATAGGAAACGATAACAGAATATTTAAGAATAAACTAAATTTCATCATTGTTGATGATGTTACAGCCTTAAAGAAATAAAAAAGCCTCGCTTTTGCGGGGCTTAATTTATTCTTATATCTTTGCTTAATAATTTATCCTTTAAATCTTCTTCCGTTGTACTATAGGCTAAATCAAATTTCGCTGATTCAGTATCTGGGCACGGCGGCATATTATGATATTTGTGAGTGTGGCTTTTAAACATTCTCAAAAATAAAGATAAAAAGTTAACAAGAATATCACCATATGGTAATTGGTGTGCCGTCTCTATAAATTTCTGCATATCTTCGTCAGAAATTCCTTCATTTATATCTGCAATATCAACATAAGGCGAGCCATTGGTGCTAATTAGATTGATTTTATCAGCAATAACATTTGCGGTACTTATAGTTTTGCTATGCTCATTCTCATTTACAATATGTGAGACATTTTTTGCAAGCGTTTCTTCTATCACGCTATTGTATTCTTTTTTAGAATATTTCGATAACGGTTCTGTATGATATTTTAATTTAATATATGCAGGTGCACTTTTATTAAATTTAACATCTGTTTTATCATTTTCATTTACAAGATGTGAGCCACATCTAATCCTTATGTCATTATCGCTTAATATTATATCGCTATTTTTTCTCCCGCAAATAGCGATTTCCTCTTCTTTAGGATAAGCCCCAAGCGACTCAGGCAGAGTGCTTGGAGACACATCTGGCTTTTTAACGCCGCCATCAAGTAGTGAAGTAGAGCTTATTGCCTCTTCTTTGTACATAAATTGTGGCTGTGAAATGATGGGCCCTATATAGAATCGTTGTGTTCTTGGGGCATCGTCATTTTGGCATATAATGCACACCGCTTCCCCCACCTTTGGCTTAATATGAATCATTTTTGGGAGCAACGGAAATGCATAAGGAACCTGACTATCCTTTAATCTTTTATCCACGGGTAGTATTCTCGCCCTTATTCTTTCCCCGTCTTTGTCGTCACTAACACTAACGACAGTTCCTATATAAATTGTTGCCATTATCCTATAATTCCTACTCCGTGTGGAGAATTTACATTAAATCCTGTTATTGTTACTGGGCCGCCAGCATTAGCGCCTGTTCCCACGAATTGTATCCCGCCAATAGGAATACCTATTTGTACTTTAGAGTCCATTTTTATTGCTTTTACTAATTCTTCAACTCTTATTCTCTCCATAGCTTCTGCTATATTAGCCCCGCCATCGGCGGCAGGCCCAAAAGGTGCTCCCGCCTCTGATTGCCGCCTAATAATATTTGAAGCAATAAGCATAGGTGATAATCCAGGACGATTAATGGCACTACATACCAATAATATAGACGGTATTGTTGCCAATGGCGTTCTTGCTGTTGTTATTAATTTGTTTATCGAATCACAAATTGATTGAATTGTCATACTTACTCCTTTCTACACCCCTCTTGAGAAATTGGCTTTTCTTGCGAAGGTATTATATCTGCCCCAACAACATTGTCAATAGACAATGGGTCGTTATTTGTATTAACATTAAGCGAGCCAATGGTACAATTTTCCATTAACGCTTGTATTAAAATTTTGTAAT